CCAATCTTTGTGTACCAGCTGTATTAGTTGCTGTAGGCACATACGTATTTATATCTTCTTGATCCGAGAATCTAATAAACATGTCATCTTGTGTTGATATATCGCCAATGGTTGTTTCTGTTCCAAAAAATACTAAGTGTCTATCTGGTGTAGAAACCAACATATGACGTGACGCTGTTGGTGCACCCGATATAATAGTTGCTCTAGTATCTGTTGCATTTGACAAACTTGAATCCCATTCAAAACATGCACCATCATGAATTAAACAAATTGCTTTGTCACCAAAATTATCTAATGACCACATTCCTGGTTCAAGGACCAAGTCTCCTGATGCAGCTTCACCCCAAGCAACATAATCAGTTGAATTAGTTACAGTTGCTCCATCACTATGTGCTGCTCTTGTTGTGCCTCTAACAGCTCTAGTAATTCCTGTTAAATTATTTCCTGAGACACCAGTGTAAGATATCTCCTCTGAACCTACTTGAATAAAATTAGTTCCTGAATCTGGAAAGTTGGTTGTGCTTGTAAGTGTAATACTGGTTCCTGATCCTCCAGTTCCAAAAGCGTTATCTCCAAGAGCTCCATTTAATGTTGTTGTAATAGCAGAGGTATCCTCTCCACCCCAAGACCCTAGACCCCAACCAAAACCTTTTTGTTGAACAGCAGATCCAACTGTATAATAGTGTCTAACCCTTATACCACCTGATGTTGTTGCACCAGACCCTGTTTCATTTGATGGCATTGTTATTGTAATAGTTGTAGTTGTAGGGACTGATGTCACCATAAATTTTTTATCATTAAAATCAGATGCACCAAAATTAGAATTTGTAATTGTAGAAAAATTATCTAACAAAATAATATCTTGTGGATTTATACCATGACCACTTGAGAAAGTTATTGTAACAGTTGGTGATCCATTGGTCGTGCTAAATGCACTTGTGAGCGTTGTTGTAGATTTAATTGGATGTATGTCATAAAACACACCACCTGAATATGCATATAAAATTCTATTTGTGCCAATAATAGCGTATCTTCTACCTAGACTATTTACAAAATGATGAAGACCTCTTCCTGCACCAGTTAATTCGTTTTGACCAGTGCCTCCTAATTGATTCCAACCTCCTATTTTTTCAGGTGTACCATACCTAAACCTAACATTATCGCAGTCTATCCATTGCCCTTCGGCTCCAGTAGGTGTGATTTGTTTGTTGATACCTGGTTGAAATCCTATTTTTTGTAGCATAATAAACCCATATATAGCAAATTTATTACTTATTTAACAGAGTAAAAGCACGGGAGTGTGGTTGTGGTGGTCCTCCCGCACTAATGTTTTTTATAGACTATTTTTTAGATGTAGTCAATTTAGATCCTTTAAACCAAGCTGGTAAACCTAGTAAAGGTCTTTTATCTAATGCGTTTTCTTTAGCTGTTTTTGAACTAGCTTTATTATAATGTAAAAAAACTTGAGCACAATCTTTACCTCTAAACTCTTCTCTCCAATGTTCCAAATCACATCCTGAATAAATTAACATGTCACCTGGCTTTAAATCTATTTTAACACCTGCTCTACCTGTGTTTCCAGTAGGATCTAGATATATGGGCCACGGGTCACCACCTAAGTTTAGTGTAGTAGATATTTCACAAGAGTATCTATCTTTATGTCTATTAAGAGTATCACCTTGTTTATAAATTCTTGCATATGAATATGTTTCAGATAATTTTAAACCCGTATGTTTTTCCATAATAGGTTTTACTTCCTGTAATAATGTCTCCATTGCTACATCAGCGTAATGTGAATATGTATTAGGAACTTGTGTATCATTCCATACGCCCCAGTATTCTGTAAAAGGTGATATATATTTCGAATCAAGTAAAGCCTTTGCAACTTCTCTTTTGTTTAAAAAATATTTATAAACAAAACCTGCTAATTCTTTTGATATAGCTCCTTTTAAAACACTATATTTATTTTTTTTAAACGACATTTTTATTTCTCCTTTTCTTTAAAAGTTATCACCATAACCAATCTATATCCTTTTTTAGGAAAATAATGATAATGAGGTAAATAATCAAATAAAATACCTTTGTTTTTTTTAGGTGCTATTTCTTTTAATTTTTTATTCTTTTTATTTAATATAACCGTCTTAGCGTTTTTATCTGAATCGTTTAAATAAATCAATATTTGTTTATGTTCATAATTATGATCGTAATGAATGGGACATTTTTTTACAGAATTATTGACTGTTAGATTAATCGCTGCCCTATATATCTCAGCTTCTTTTATTTTAAATTTAGAAAAAATATAACTAAAAACTCTTAAAAAATTTTGATAGTGAATTGATTGATACCTACCTTTAGTATCTACTATTTCTTTTCTTTCAATAATGCAATGTTCAAAATAAAAATCTTTTTTATTTTCTCCTGTGCTGTTTCCTTTAAATACAAAAGGAACTTTCTTATCAATTACTAAATTATTTATAATTTTTAAATCGTTAGGGTGTATTACTTCATTTTTTTCTATTATCATGTAAAATACTTATATCCTAAATTTTTATGTAAAATGTTCCATAAGTATGGAACAAATGGAAATATGTTTATATTGTAGTTAAAAACATCTCTTCCTCTATTATTTAAATTTATGTAGATCTTTGCAGATTCCCATATGGGACTATTTAAAAGATGTTTATTTGTTATTTCTTTTGTCTCTTTCCAAAAAATAGTATTATGTATAGATCCTCCATGGTAAATAAAATTAATAAAATTTTCATAAGCTTGTGAGAGTATATCAAACTCCTGATTTACTTGTTTTTCTGATTTATTATTTTTAATAAAATCAAAAAATAATCTATTAATATTATCATAGACAACACCAGATAATGCTTCTAATGGTTCATAAAATATTGCCCTATTTCCATTTTTAATAATTCTTTTATTTAATAATTTTTTTGATCTATAAGGTTTAAATTTAAACTCATTTAATTGATTTTCATTTATTTTTTGTTTTAATATTTTTTGTAAGTCTTCAATAGCTTCAATATCAGTTGTAATTTTATCATTAAATAAATATCCCCAACCTTGCCTTGAACTTAATGGAATTCCAAACATCCATCCATTTTTATGTGCGTAATGATAAGTAAAATTCCAGTCTCCTGGTTTATCAATAGGGTACACTAAAGCTTTATTTAAAGGTAAGCTTGTGCTTACATGGTAATCTTCATAAGATTCTGGCCAACCGCAACAATCAATCACATAATCAAATTTATAATTGTTTACCTCCACTTCTGTCTCAGAAGCATTTACTGATGAAATATTTTCTTCTAAAATTTTAAATCTATCTTTATAAATTTTTTGACACTCATTAAAAACAAATGATTGCAATTTAAAATTATTAAAATGTAAAGCGTAAGAATTAGGAATTATTGGACTATGAAAATTTTTTTCTCTCCAATCTTTATAAAAAACAGAATATTTTAAAGTACAATCTAATTTTTCTTTTTGTAAAACTGGATTAAAATTAATTGATTCCCAAAGAAGATGGGGAAGTTGTGTATTACTACTTTCTCCCACTCCTAATATTTTTTTATTAGGATTAAATATGCAAGTTACGTTTGCATTTGTATATCTTAAAAAGTGACATACGGACATAACACCAACTGTACCAGCACCTAACACCGCTATTTTCATTTATTTTTTACAATATCTAAAACACCTTTTGGTATAGCTTGTGCGTTCCAATGTATAAATCTAAATGGCTCATGTCCTAAATCTACGGTAAATTGATGAGGCATATAAGATGGAAAAAATATCATTCTTCCTGGATTTGGCACATAGTGCACATGAGATGATGCAAAAGTGGTTTTATTTTTATCTTTCTCTGGTAAAAGATTCATCATATTACCTTGTCTTGGATCTTCAAATAAAGGTGCAGATGTTTTTTTACTTCCTTTTAAAAAATAAAAACCAGACATATGGCCGTTCCAATGTGTATGTAAAGCATGATGTCCCGCACCATCTTTTGCAAATTCTTGCACCCACATTTCAGTTATAAATACTTCATAATTAGTTAAATCAAAACCCATTTCATTTAATAAATTAGTACAAGTTGCACCGATATAATTTTGAAATTCCATAAAACCTTTTTGATTTATTAAAGTGGTTGAATGATACACAAGACCTAAATCTCCTTTATCCCCAAATTCTTTAGTTCTTTTTTTCTCAACATGCTTCATTGATTCTTTAGAAGAAACAATGAATGGATCAGATGCTTTATTTAATTCATCTACATATTCTGGTGCATCTGCATACCAAATGGGGCAAGCAAAATATTCTTCTAAGTATAACTTTGCTGGTAATGTTTTTTTCATAATTTTTATTTAAATGGCCAACCTAAATTCCAAATCACTAAACTATTTCTTTCACCTTTTTTTACTGGACATACTCTATGCCATATATGAGAAGGAAATACAACTAAAGAACCTTTGGGTAGTATTTCATTACATTTTACAATACGTTTTTTACCAGGCGCACCATCTTTTAAATCAAATTCAAGTTCTCCACCCTTATATTCTTTTGGATCAGATAAAGAAACAGTAACTGATAATTTTCTAATTTTTCCATGTGTAGGATCTTCTTTGCTTTTTCTTTGATAAGGTTTATCCCAACTATCACAATGCCAATCATAATATTGGCCTTTTGAATATTTTGTAAATTGACAAGACTCTGACCAATGCCACTCAAAATTCCAACCAGCTAATTCATTTGCTCTATGAACATAAGGTTGTATTTCTTTAAATATCCATCTATCATTCATCCAAACAATATTAGAATCTCTCTTCTTTTTTAAATCTTTTACTTGTGATTTATTTAATTTTTTATCTCCAAATCCACCAGTTACCGCCATTTGATCTTTTAATTGATGACCTAATCTTACAATATCATCACAGATTCTTTCTGGTATTACAGATTGGAAATACCAATATTTATAGTATAAATTCATTCTTTTTAATAAGAATTTACTATATACATATTGAATTAAAAATCAATAATTATTCAGCTGTAGATGTCCAACTTGAAGAAGTTGGATCCCACTCAAAAGTGTTTGGAGGATTACTAAAATCTTTCGCTTTCCATTTTTCATTAGTTTCATCCCAATAAATACTATATTCAATTCCATCACCATAGGTTGTAACACTGGGATATGCAACAGGACCTTGCCAATCACCATTATCGTCTAAGGTCCAACCATCAAAAGGTTGTGGTTTTAAAAATCTGTCATTAACGTCATCATAAACAAAACCCTTTGCAACGTATTGTTTTCTAAAACTATTATTATAAGAAGTTTGTTTCCAAGTCCCACCATTAAAAAAGTTTTGACACCACGTTTCACCATCAACGTGCATATCATTATCTCCTAATCTTCCGTTAGAAGTTTCAATATCATTACTTACTACAACAACTTGTTTTACTATCCAATGTGTATCTGTTGTAAATCCTGTTGGATCTGTTTCTTGTTCTATTCTACAAAAATGTGCCATTAACTGCTGCTCCAATTTCCAGCTTTAACATTAGCAAGGACTTCGTCCATTCTCCAAACACCTGGACAAACTGCTGCTGCAGTAAATGCATTTTCTTTTACTACAATTGCACCAGAACCACCAAAACCAAATGTAGAACCAGCACCAGCGCCACCTCCACCAGTGTTAGCTGCGCCATTTGTAGTACATCTTGGTGTAGTATAACCTGGACTTAATGGATTATCGCCTCCACCGCCATTTCCACCTGGATAGCCAGATGGTGAGTGACCACTAAAACCACCACCGCCTCCAGCAAAAAAAGAAGAATCTCCAGCACAAGTTGGCATCCAAGGTATAGAAGGACTTCCTTTTCCAACACCACCAAAGGCATTTGTACTTGGGCCAGCAGCTCCACCAGCTCCTCCGCCTCCTCCCCCTAAAGCAGGGCCATTAGGCGCAACAGAAGCACCACCATTATTACCAAAACCTGAACATGGAAAACCTGATATGTCTCCTTGTGTTGCAGAACCAGCTGAACCTTCTCTTGATGCTGCACCACCTGAACCACCAGGAGCACCACTTCTTGCTGGACCAGGAGCACCTGATCCTCCACCGCCACCACCACCTACTGCAGTGACAGGATTTGATGGGTCTCCAAAAACTGAATTATCTCCATTATCTCTTCCACCAGGTCCACCTCCAGCTCCGATTGTTACGGGGATAGTTGAAGCGGCTAAAGGAAAACATGCAATGTAAACAAGACCGCCTGCTCCACCGCCTCCCCCTTCTGGGCCACCAGATCCACCTCCAGCAACAACCACTAAACCTACTGTGTTAGGTGCCTGAGCATTACCTTTAACATAACAACCAGTTGAAGTTATTGTTTGAATATTTTGTGCTACACATACTGGACCTGTAGATGCGTTTGGAACTCCGATTACTCCACCATTAGACATAGCTAATTATACCTCCTAGCTTAACTCTTCATAGTTTATAGTGATGGTTGCATCTGAGTTTGCACCAGCACCAGCCTCGATGTTATCGCCTTCCTCTAAGTATAAGGCAGTATCTTTATCTATAATTATTAAAACTGCATCTGCGGGACACGATACTGTGCTTGCAATTTTAATTGGTGAACCACCTGATTTTGTAATTGCAACAGTAATATCAACTGCGTTAGTACCGTCAATATTTGCGACAATGATATTATTAATTTTAAAAACTTTTCCTGATGATGATGCATTAGCAAGAATCTCAGTTGTTAAAGTCGTATTTAATTCTGCTTGAACAGACTTGGCTGTTATCGTTGCTACGTTTACTAGATTTGGTGCTGCCATAATTTATTCTCCTGTGCTCCTTTTAACCGAAAACTAAAGCCATTGCAATAGCTTTTCCTGTTGTTGCTAAACCTGATCCATTCGCTTGAACTTGACCTGTGCCTTTTGGTACCAGATTTATGTTAATATTACTATCTCCCCCAGAAGCCGTAAATGATGGAGCATTTCCAGCAGCTGCGTTAGCATATGTAAGTTGATTTACAGCAGAACTTGTTGCTGTTAATAAAAATAATTCATTGCCATTTGTGTCTAAAATAGAAGTCCCTATTTTAGGGCTAGTTAATGTTTTGTTTGTTAAAGTTTCTGTCCCTGTAAGTGTTACATCTCCTGCACCAAAAGCTAAAGTAATTATGTCAGGGTTTGAACCATCGTTGGCAGAAGCGAATACTAATTGATCGCCTTTATCAGTGGCTGTAAAAGTAAAACTATCTCCTGATCCTGTAGCATATTTAAATTGAACTGTGTAAGAGCCAGAAGTTGAATTTCTTAAAAAGTAAAATGTTTGAACATCATTTGGTATAGTTACAATTTGATTTCCTGAAATTGATCCTGTAAACTCAATCATTCTGTGTGCAAGAGTTGCACCAGTTGATCCATCACTTACCGATAAAGTAGTTGTTTGTGCGCCACCAGCTATAGATTGTTGTGTAAATCCACCAGATATTTGTTCTATGATTTGTAAATTTGTATTAGTTTTAGTACCCCAAGTACCAGCGTTTTCACCAGTTGCT